CGTCCCGTCCCTAGGAGGGGCCGCTCCGGGACGGAGAAGACCGACCTGCCACACCCCTAAGGGGGTGTGAGCAGGGTCTTTGGGTCCAGCGTCCGGCATCGTCCCGGACACGAACACCCCGAGAAACCCCGTCCTTACGAAAGCCTAAGCACCTGTCGTCCCAGAGCGTCCCGTTCCGTCCCGTTGTCCGGGACGAGAGAGGAGTCCTGATGGTGGCCTGGGGCAAGGATAGGCGGCATAACTTTTGAATTGGGGAGGTGGAGAGACATCGAGAAAGACCAGAAGGAGGAAATTCGTAGGCTATCCCGGCTGGGCTGGTCGTACAACAGAATAGCTAAGAAGCTAGGTATAGGTAAAACCACGGTTGGCCGAGTGGTTCAAGATGGTAAGGTCGAAGATGAATTGCGGAAGGTTGGGGAGTATGTGCGGATTGGCCGGGTGAAGTTGTCAGGCAAAAAATTAAATGAATTACGGGCTAGAACCTTGGGGAAATGGAAGGAAGAACCTTAAGGAAAGGGGGCGGGAGTGGTGAAAGAACTATTGAAGGAATACGGTGTGTTTTGTTTTGGGCTGGCGTTGATTCTCTGGATTGCGTTTTTCTGGTCTCCGGGTAGTTGGTTTGGTTTCTAGAAGCTTCAAGAAGGCCTTTTCTTTATTTTCCGGGAAGAGGCCTTTCTGTGTGTTTGGCCGGTGGATTATCGGCGGGGTATGGGTCCGGACCCGGGAGGGCCGTGGGGTGGCTGTCCTGTGGCCGGGGAGAGGCCCGGAGAACCTGCAAGGGGTATAGGGACTTGTGTCGGGTTCGGGTTGCATGTTATACTTAGGATGGATACACGTAAACAAAACATGGGAGGGGGTCTGGATGGGGAATCTTAAGCAATGTACGAAATGCGGAGACATTAAACCAGCTACCCCGGAGTTCTTTTTTCGGCAAAGGAGGGGTAATCCCTCTTCTAAAGGTCTCCATCCAGCATGTAAGGTGTGCCATAGTGAATACAACAAATCCTACCGTAATAAGTTAAAAAACGATGCGCCAGAAAAGCCACCGTACACCTTAGCCATCAAGACCCGGGCAGTTGTATTGAGTGGCTTGTTGAGTATTCCGGAGGCAATCAGAATGACCGGGGTTTCGATTTCATCGTTAAAAAAATGGCGGGTTGAATTACGGAACGGAGGAGGGAGTGAGGAAATGAAGGAGTTAAGTAAAAGCTTGCTATTAAACAAAACATACCAGGGCATGAATCACCACGTGGACCCGATAATCAAACAGGCCATCGGGGAAGCTATGACTGAAGCCCAAGTCCGGATTCAAGAACGGGTGGACGAGATAATGGAGAAATTCCTGAAGTTGTCTGAGGACAGCCTGGATGAAGCCATTAAATACTTGGGGGGTCTGAAGGAATTCGACAAAGGCCAGCAATCTGCCGCATGGCTTCGGGCCGTGGTTTATGCCGCCACCCAGTCCATTCAACAGAACCAGCTCCTCCAGGGCAAGCCCACCCACAGGGTTCACAAGGAGCAATCTTCAGACGAACAGGAACGTGTCCTGCGGGAGGTGTTGAAAGATGGCGGTGGATTTGAACGAACAGAAATTACAAGAGTTCTTAGAAATGCCGTTGTCGAAGGTGCGAAAGGTTCTGGCGGAAACAGACTTGTTGACCTGGACGATGCTGTATCGAAAGATAAACGGTAAACCATTCATTATAGACCGCTACCCCTTTCTTCAACAGATTTATGAAGACCAATCACAGAAGATTGTGGTGATGAAAGGTGCTCAGGTGGGGGTGTCGGAATACGCCATTAACAAGGCCCTTTTCTTCCTGGATAACATGGGTGACGTGCTTTACGTGCTCCCCACCGAACACGATGCTTGGGACTTTTCAGCCGGGCGGGTTAACCCGGTGGTGGAGGAAAGCGAATACCTGGAGGAATTTTTCACAAACGTCCAGAACGTTGGTCACAAGAGGGCCAGGGACCGGAACTTTTACCTTCGGGGGTCGAACAGTAGAAGTAAGTTGAAATCGGTACCAATTGATTTCCTGGTCCTGGATGAATTTGATGAAATGGTACAAAAGAACATACCATTGGCCCGGGACCGGATGGACGCTAGCCCGTACAAATGGGAAATTATGATTAGTACCCCCACCATTCCGGAGACCGGGATTCACGCCGAGTATCTCAAGTCGGACCAACACGAATGGAAGGTTGTTTGTGAGGAATGTGGGGCTTTCCAGGAATTGGCCTGGCCCGATAGCGTGAAGGACGACCAATTCATTTGCGTGGAATGCGGAGGGCCAATAGACCGGTGGCATGGCCATTGGGAGGCCCAAAACCCGGACAGCGAACTCAGGGGTTATCACATTTCACAATTGATGTCTCCGACAATCACGGCCAAGGAACTTCAGGACACCTGGAACGATGCGCAGGGTAACGCTGACAAATTGGAGGACTTCTACAACTCGAAATTAGGCTTACCTTACGTGGCCGAAGGAGACCGGTTGACTCCCGACATTGTATTGGCCCGGCGCAGGGAATACGCAAGCTTCGCTAAGTTTAGAAACCGGGCTGTTATGGGGGTTGACGTGGGGGCCGATTTGCATTACATCATTGCTGTTCCAGACGGTACCAGGCGCAAAATCCTTAGAATTGGTACAGTAAAGCAATTTGAAGAATTGGACTTCCTCATGACCAGGTTTGCGGTGAAATCCTGCGTAATTGATGCGAACCCGGAAACCAGGGAGGCCAGGAAGTTTGCAGACAGGAACCCGGGGAAGGTGTTTCTGGCGTACTATTCAAACCCCCGGGAAGGCGTAAAGATTAAGGAGAAGGAAAAGGAGATTCATCTGAGCCGTACTGAAGCAATTGACGAGTGTTTTGCCAGGTACTTCAACGATTCGATTGACATTCCGCAGGACGCTCCTCAAGCCTTCGCAAAGCAAATGAGTTCCCTGGTCCGGGTTTATGAAGAAAATGCTAAAGGCCAGCAGGTGGCCGTTTACCGTAGGGTTGGCCCGGACCATTTTGCACACGCTGACACGTACTGCGAAGCGGCTTTCAGTAAGATGTCACTAATGTGGGTTAGGGCTGACGAACTTTTTGGGTAAACGGGGGAGGGTAACGAATGGGAATTATTGATTCGATAGTGAGACGGTTCGGGTACATTAAAGGAACGGAACAGGCAATCCGGTTGTTGTCTGACCCTTGGGAACGTGCTCAGGGAATTGAGGCCCCGGGCGGAGTGGACCAATATCTCAAACAGTATGGGGAGTCCGGATGGGTGTACGTTTGCGCAAATAGGATAGCCAAGAAGTGTGCGGGGGCCGGGTTCTTCCTCTACACCAAAAACCGAGAGGGCGAATTGGAGGAGTTAAACGAACACATCTTCCTAGACGTGCTGAGGAACCCGAACGACATGATGTCAGAAGTTCAGCTGCGATTCCTCCTGCACCTGCACATGGAGCTGGCCGGGGAAGCTTTCTGGTATATTCCACGAAATGAAGTCGGTGGCCCCTTCCAGATTCTGCCGCTTATACCCCACAAAATTACGGTGGTTCCGGGGGCAGAAAGGTTGATTCAGGGGTACATTTACCAGGTAGGCAACGAACGAGTTAGTTTCGAACCTGAAGAAGTTGTCCATTTTTCGTACCCAAACCCAGACCCAGATGAATTTTTCAGAGGAGCCAGTCCCATCAAGGCGGGTACTTTCGCCATAGCCACAAACCAAAATGCCGAGCGGTGGAATTATACCTTCTTTAAAAACTCAGCTAGACCTGAGGGTTATTTGAAGACGGACCAGGCCCTGGAAAATCCGGAGGTTGAACGGTTGAGGAAGCTTTGGGAAAAACACCACCAGGGGAGCAAGCAGTGGCACAAGATTGGGGTTGCCCAACGTGGCTTGGAATACAAGGAAATCACCAAGAGCCACAAGGATATGGATTTCATTCAACAATTAAAAATGACCCGGGAGCAGATTTGTTCTATTTATGGGGTGCCGCTTTCAATCGCCATGGTTGAGCAGAAACATGGTGACAGGAGCAAAGGAATCCAGGACGAGATTAACTTCGCTCTTTATACAATCGAGCCAACCCTAAACCTTGTGGCCGCAGAATTGAACGCATTTCTTTTACCACAATTCGATGAGAACTTGGAATGCGGTTTTGAAGACGTGGTGCCCCGGGACATAGAACTTCAATTGAAGAAACACGAAACCTATCTGGAGAAGAAGGTCCTCACAATCAACGAAGTCAGGGAGGAGTTGGGCCTTAAGCCGGTGCCTTGGGGTGATGTCCCGGTTGGAGAAGCCGAAACCCCGGCGCAAGTAGAGGAGGGGTTGACCCGGGAGGCACAGAACCTTAGAAAAAAGTACCGAGACAAATTCCAAAAGCTTTGGGGAACACAAAAGGGCCGGGAGGACGAATGGGGGGCATACGTGGGCCGGTTAAACCAGAGGGAAAGGCGATTGAAAACTTCCCTTGTGAAGTTCTTCCAAGAATTACAGAACCAAACTAACGAAAAATTACGGGAATTGTTTCAACAAAGTGCGTTGACGGAAGAATTAATTTTCGATGTGAATGTGGCCGCAGAAACCCTCAGGGCTGTGCTGGTTTCGGAAAGTAGAAGGTCTTTAACGGGGGAAGCGCAGTACCTTATCGACCAGCTAGACCTGGAATTTACCTTTGATGATGCGGCTCCACCGGTGGCCAATTGGACCAAGACCAGGGCAGAGAGGTTTTCGTTTGAGGTAAGTCAAACCACGGCAGAACAATTGCGGCAAACCCTGGATGATGCAATTCGAGAAGGTGAGACCCTGACCCAAATGACGGACCGGGTGAATGGTCTGTTTAGGGATAAGAAGACCTGGGAAGCTGAGAGGATTGCCAGAACAGAATGTGCAAGTTCTTCCAGTTACGGAAGACAAGAAGTCTACAATTTATCGGAGGTGATTGATGAAAAGGAGTGGCTAACGGCGGGGGATGAACGGATACGAAACAGTCATTTAATAGACGGGCAGGTAGTTAAGAAGGGTGACGAATTTACTCTTCTTAGCGGAAGAGGCACAATGGGTCCAGGGTTAAGCGGGGTTGCCGAAGAAGATATTAATTGTCGGTGTCTGAGTTTGCCGAGAGTATCGGCTCTCTCCGATGCGGCGTAGGAGGAGTGAAAACATGGGTGACAAGATAAACGGTGTGGCCGAAATTACTAAAGTAAGAAAATACATTAGTTTTGAGGCCAAGGGTGTGGACGAAGACAGGAAGGTTATTACCTTCCGGGGAACTACAGGAACGGTTGACCGGGAAGGAGACATTGTGGTCCCACAAGGCGGGAATTTGAGCAATTTCCGGAGAAACCCCATCTTCCTGTGGGCGCATGATTGGAGGGGTGAACGGCTCCCAATCGGGAAATCTCTCCAAGAACGGATTATCCCAGACGAAGGGGTTGAGTTCGACATTCAGTTCGATGCGGGAGACCCCTTCGCTATGGATGTGTTCCGGAAGTACAAAGACAAATTCCTCAATGCAGTCAGTATCGGGTTCTGGCCCCAGAAGTCAGAACGGATTGAAAATGAGGAAGGCCGTCTTACTGGCCGTAAATTTACGGAGTGGGAATTGTTGGAACTTTCTGGGGTACCTATACCGGCCAATCCAGATGCCTTGCAAATGACCTTTTCTAAATTCCTGAATTTCATGGAGACCAACAAAGAAGACATTCCTACCATGGAAGCATTTATCGAACTGCGGAAACAAGCAGGAGACAAGCCGGAATTGAAAACCTTTTTGGAGCAAGTGACGCAGGTGGCCAAGACCGGTGAGGTCCCGAAAGCTGAGGAAGCGGTTGAGGAAACCGGGGAGGCCGAAGAATTACCATTTACCTATGACCATGAGAACCACAAAATTGACGCAGGAGTGCTTAATACAGGAACAATCAAGGTGGGAGAAAACGAATTCACCATCGAGTTCCTACGGAACTTCGATAAAGATAGGTTGGAGCGGCTAGTGAGGGAAGAGGACCAGAAGACCGGTGCATTGTTGGAGGGGTTGGAGGAATTGGGGTTGAGTGAAGAGGAAGCAGTAAGACTTCTACAGGCAAGGAAAACGGGGGAGGAATCCAAACCACAGGAACCAGGGTTTACAGAACAAGACATAGCAGAAATGGTTGCCAATGCTGTTGAGCGCAAATTCAAGTACCTGTCTGGGAAGGTCGTCAAGTAACCAAAGAACCAAAAATTAACAAGGAGTGATATCTAATGGGAGACAAATTGATACTAGCTTTACAAGAACAGGGGTTTACTGCGGAATCGGCTCTGGAATACCTTAAGGGCTTGCAAGCAACGGAGCAAGCTAAGAAAGAAGCCAAGTCCGGGGACCCCTTGTCTGAGGAAAAACTGAGGAACATTATTGATGACGTGGTGGGTAAACAAATGGAAGCCCTTAATAAGGGTTCCGCAGACAACAAGAAAGTTACCGGTGGCGAAGGTAACGAAGAAGCAGATGCTAAGGAAATGCGGGAAATGAAAAATGACCTGTGGCTGTTGGGCCACATGCTTCAAAGGTCTCCAAGGGATTTGGACGCTGAAGCGATTACCGGCGGGTTCCGGCATCACTTGGGTAAGGAATATAAGCTGGCAAGCGTAAGAAAGGCTTTGGATACCACCCAAGCTAGTGCGATTGTTCCCACGGATTTAGCCAGGGAAATGCTGGCAGACGTGGAGAAATCGTCCGTCATCCTGGATAACCTGCGGGTACTTAACATGCCTACTAACCCTTGGGAAGCACCGTACCAATCAAGTAGCATGACCCTCTACGGTGTGGATGAGTCTACCGAAGATGATGCTTCTGCAGTTGGGGCATCTGACCCCGGAGCCGAAAAGCTGACCTACACGGCCAAGAAAGTTGGGGCCAGGACGCTTTGGAGCCAGGAGTTGGATGAGGACAGCGCAATTGCCATTCTGCCTTTGGTCCGGGAAGACTTTGTTCGCATTATCCGGGACGGGTGGGAGCGCAATTTCATCTTTGGTGATGAAAGGACTACCGAAGCCAACCTGAACATGGTCAACACGGGTGGCCACACCCCCACAACTACTGCCGGTGCGAAGGACCATTGGTTACAGACGGATGGTTTGGTGAAGTTCTGCCTGGTTACTCACACGGACCAGGCGAATGACGTTAATGCCGTCATTTCTGCGTCCAAGTTCCTGGAGACCAGGGCTAAGATGGGCAAATATGGGGACCGTCCTCAGGACCTCCTGGTACCTGTTACCCGGGACCTGCTTTATGACATGATGGGCTTGGAGGAAGTCAAAACACTGGAGAAGTACGGGGCGCAAGCTACTGTACTGACCGGCGAATTGGCCAGGTTCTATGGTTCTCCTGTCGTGGTGTCTGACGGTTTACCGAAGACGGCGGCGGCTGGTGGAATCAGTAGAACCGGCGGGGATAACGTCAAGAAGTCTTTCCTCATCATCAACCGGGTTGTCGGTGCTTCGATTGGTCGGCGTGGGGAACTGCGGATTGCTGTGGATAAAATCAACAAGACGGACCAGTATGAGGGTGTCGTGTTCAGCCGGTACGACATTCAGTTTCCTTTTGCTAAGGGTCTGGCTTATGGATACAACATTGGTGCCTAAGATTGATTAAACAGGGGAGGGGCCTTGCCCCTCCTACTTAACAAAAGGAGTTGATTACGTTGGCAAAATCTGAAGACGTTAAATTGGAATTGCAAAGTCGAGCAACCAAGGATGCTGTTAAGGAACTTCTGGATTCCGGACACAAAATTGTGTTTCCCTTTGCTGAATCGGCTAGTACCGGCGAATTCGATTTAGCCTGTTTTGTGGCAGACCGGAAGTATAAAATAACCAAGGCTCAGTTGCTTCTGGAAGGTACAATCACCGGCGATGGCACCAATGCTTTTGATGTAATCCTAAATAATGCCACAGATACTGCAGTTGTGGCCAGGAAGGATTATGACACTGGCACTGATGCGGTAAAGCATGAACCCGAAGACCTGGAAATCGTGGAAGCTGAAGCCGTAATTGATGAGGGAGACGTGCTGACCCTTGAGAAAGACGACAAGGGCGGTAGCGGAACTACGCTACCTGCGGGTATTTTGGTTCTCACTTTTGAACCGGCTTAGGATGAAACTGGGGGCGGGGTAACACCTGTCCCCGTTTCTTAAGGAGGTGAAATCCTTGAAGATTAAAATGCTTAAAACCTACCATGGGTACTATAAGGGGGGTTCGGTGGTTGTTTCAGAAGGAACCACGGTTGAAGGTGGTTTGGCTGAACAAATTCATGGCCGTCAACCCACCTGGTGTGAAGTGATTAAAGAGGACCAGAAAACGGAAAAGGAACCAGAGGACCAGAAAGAGGAGGTTAAGCCTGTGTGGAATAAGCCACCTGCAGATAAGATGCTTACTTCTGAAAAGAAAGAAATCCGGCTTAAGTCCCTGGAAGATATGACCCGGGCTGAATTGCTGGATGAAGCCAGAGAAGCAGGAGTTACCGGGTTTCACAAAATGAACAAGGCTCAGTTAATTGAAGCCATAGAGGAGGTGTAGTAAATGTCGGTGGAAACTGAAGGCAAAAAGGTAATGCTTGAGGCGTTTGGGGTCGAGGCTGTCAGGTGTGACCTTCACGATGAGGGAGACACGATTCTTAGTGGTGAGGGTTACGAACAGCAGGTGGTCGGCTGGACGTATGATGGAGTAAACATCATCCTTAACGCTGACGACATTGAAGGGATTGTGGCTGAGTTCAGTGTCCCGGCTGGAACCGTCAAATACGTGTTGTTCAAGAAGACCACCGGGGAAGTCATGGCCAAGCATGACCTTGGTGTAAATGCAGAGACCTTTACCAATCCTGGAACGTACCAACTGACAGAAGCCAGCCTGGAACTTGACCCGGCGGCATAGGGGGTTAGTTGATGAAAGTAGACGAGAAAACCCAAGTTAAGACAACGGTAAAAGGACGGAAGTTGGCCAGGGCAAAGGTAAAGGCGAAAATAAAGACCAAGGGTTAAAGGTGGTGGCCTAGGTGGGATGGATTAACCCAAATAGCGTAACAGCAAACGGATGGGCAGATGCGACCAATGCTATTGACGGAAGTACGGCCACCTCTGCTACCCATCCTGGTAGTGGTAGAAATACCTGGTGTCCTTGGTTGGAAGCCCACCTCTCTGCCGCAAAAGATGTTGACGAAATCCGGATTTACACTAACCGTCAAAATGCCCAAGTTAGTTCCATGCAGATTGAAGCGTATTATAATGACCAATGGAACCTGGTCTATGATGGTGCACCCCCGGACGGGGCGTATATTACAGAAGCACTTGGGGCTACCTACAGCGTGAGTGACCTGCGGGTCAGGTTTTATATGACTCAAAATGATAGGACCGCTTACGTTTACAGCATGGAGTTCAACGAAGTTGAGGAACAGGTTGAGGTTGGTACGGGGGTTGCTCACATTGATGCTGTAAGTTCACTGTCAGTATCTGGGGGTAAGGTGGCCAAAGGGCAAAGCGAAATCACGGCCACAAGCCAAACAATTGCTCAGGGGAAGAAAGTAGCCAAAGGGCAAGTTAGTCTGACCGCTACAACTGCGATGTCCGTTACGGGCCAAGGTGAAACTGAAGCGGAGATTAAACAGGGCCAAGCCCCGATTACCTCTCTCACTTCACTGGAGGTAGTGGGTGAGAGAAAAGCCAGGTCCCCTCCAGTAAGTATTGAATCTGTTAGTGAAATTGAGGTATCCGGCAAGAAGTTGGCTTTTGGTCAAACGATTGAAGACACCCAGAGTGCGATAACAACCCAAGGCGAAAAGTTAGCACCTGGTCAAGTGGTTGAAAACACTCAAAGTGTGATGATGGCTCAAGGCAAGAGGGTGGCCCGGGGTGTGGCACATATGGAAACAGAAAGTGCCATGGTTATTGAGGACATGGCCCTGGAACCCTCTGCAGGACAAGTAAACCTGGAGACCCAAACCCAAATATTAGTCCAGGGTAAGAAGAAGTCCCGGGGCCAAGCAGAAATTGATGGTGAAACAAAGGTTACAACGGGGGCTAAAACTTCAAAGAGCGGGACCGTTGACTTGGTTACTGACTCCCAAATGGGAGTGTCGGGAGAAGCTTCTGAACTTGTACCTGGACAGGCACATATGGAAGCGGTAAGTGAAACACAGATTACCGGAAAAAAGATAGTCAAAGATGAAATAAGTGCAGCCGCCGATTCAGAAATGGGGGTCCAGGGAAAAACCCTGAGGAAAGGCCAAATTGCTTTAACTGTTTCTAGTGAAATGGTGGTGGCCGGGACTTCTGAAGAACTTCCTACAACCGGTAGTACACACATGGAAGCTACCAGTAAGGTTGAAGTTTCGGGCAGGAAGGTAGCATTAGGCGAAACTAAATTAACTCCTTTAACAGAAACGGAAGTTGTGGGAAAGAAAACAGCTTTAAGAAAAATTGCTGAGGTTTTTCACGGGGAGACTAAGGCAACGGGTAGCAAGACTGTTTGGGGCGGGACAATTTTTACAATTTTCGGAAATTTACAAATTTCTGTCGATACAATTGGAGTCTACAAGCTTCTGACAGTCATTTTAGAGGTCTTGGAAAAATCCGATGTGGACCTGGAAGTCGTTAAGATTTACGACATACTGTTGGAGGTGGTAGGTGTGGCACGTATTGGTTCGACAGTTACTTTACGGGGGACTTTTAGAGACCAAGAAGGGGTTAACACGGACTTGGACGGAGACGTGACCCTTAGGGTTTATGACGGCAACGATAAGGTAATTGCTAAAAAGACGTGCGCCAGGGTGGAAGAGGGAGTTTACGCTGTTGACTACGTGGTGCCGGGGGGTCCGGGTCCAATACGTTGGGAATTGTCAGGTACTATAGGCGGGGTTAGTATTTCAGAA